GCAAATGGAACATTGCATACTACTCTCCTCCTAATTGTGTGGGATTTTTCCCACTGTGATACAAGGGACTGTCATACTCGGTCTCAACTTCCCAAGATTCCTTCAATCGTGACCGTCGACATTACCATCTCCATAAGAGATGCTGCGAAGTTTTCGGCTTGCTCTGCCTCGCTACGGTGGAATGCTGACTCATTGCTGCAGTCAGCGATTGTTTCTGCTGCCCATTTGTGCAAGCTCTCCAAGGTGTCGAACCTCGCCGCTACATCCCCATCATCCACGATATGGTACATACCATCCGGGGTGCGGCTCGGGTGGCGCATTGTAAAGACTCTCGGTGCGCGTGGTACTCCTGCATAGACCATACTATCCTCCTAATTGTGTGGGATTTTCCCCACGGTTATGGCACTCGACTCCACGCTGCCTCAACTATGCGCTCGGTCTCAACTGATGACACGATATTTTCCTGTGCATCTAAAGACAGATGATGCCATACCTGAGCCACGGATCGGATCTGTGCATAGTCGGCTGGCGTCATCCCGTTCTCCATCATCTCTTGGGTGACCTCTGGCAATTTGTCCAGCACTCCCCACAATTCTGTGTAAGTCTCTGAGTTGATGCCGTCCATGGTCTCCGCGACTTGGTCGGGAGTCATCCATTCCATTTCTAGTGGAGCTTTCATACTAGTAATCCTCCTCTTAGTACTGGCGGTTACTTCTTGCTACTTGACGGACCCAGGTACGATAATGCCGTCCTCGACCATCGCTGAAGCATACCAGCTATGGCTCGCTGGGTAGTGTGGACCCTCAAGGTATACTTTTCCATTGCGGGGAGTGAACGTCTCGAAGCGCTGAACACTATCCTCAGTCCACGGGTGAAAGCGCTCGAAAAGCCACGCCGCTTGAAAGGTTTTCACTGCTTTGCCTGCGGCTACGGCTTGCTTGAGCGCGGCTTTCGTGGGGAAGTTCTCGACTGTGTACATTGATCAGCTCTCTAGGTTGAGGACGATCTGGTCGATATCCACGAACGGTTCGCGGTCTTTGCTGTAGTGCAGATCCAACTCGTGGACACTCTTGTCGAGTGCCCGATGCTTCCATTCGTAGTACTCGTAATAGGCCTCCTCGTAGCTGTCGAGGTTTCGGAAGTAGTCCCGGTAGTCGTTCATAAACCGGATGAATGCGTCGTCGTTCATGCTACGATACTCCTTGGGGACAGCCAAGCCGAAGCCTGACTGTCCCCGGTAGTGAGGGAGGTTAGCGGTCCGCGACCTTGGGACGCGCTTCGCGGATGGAGAACTCCGGATCCTTAGCTTCACCTAAGAGCTTCCGGATAATCGCATTGTCAGCGGCTTGGAGCCCCTGACGGATCTCTATGTCCTCCTGAGCGGCTAAGAAAAGCTGGCCGCTAGCTACGAGGTGTATAACGACCTCGACATCCTCGGTCTTTCCCTTGGGGCCGAAGGTGGTGGTGGTGTATTCTTCCACCTCGCCATCCACCTCACGAGTCTCGACTACATGGGTCGATGCATAGTCCTCGCCCATCAGCCGACGCCGCCCATCCTCCGCGATGCCTACGGCGACCTTCATCGTGCTCTCCGCCGCTCGCGTACGCAACGGATTGGACAGTATGTTACAGAGTTCTGTCCAGTTGAGTCCTTCGGCTCCCTTGACCTTGGCTCTGGCGTAGGCATCACGGGCCAGTGCCGGATCCAGCTTGATGCACTCGACGGTATTTTCAAGGACGCTCCTTCTCATCCGG